GTGGCTAAACTCGATTATTTGTCGAGGCAAGTATGCGGGTATTCCAATCGGCAAGATCTCTGAGATTGCAGGTCTCTCGGCATCTGGTAAGTCTTACATGGCTGCTCAGATTGCCGGTAACGCGCAAAGAATGGGAATAGATGTTATCTATTTTGATTCCGAGTCAGCAATTGATCCTGACTTCTTGAGGAATGCCGGTTGTGATGTTCAGAATCTTCTTTATATTCAGGCAAAGTCTGTAGAGTTTGTCTTGGAGACTATTGAAGAACTGCTCGCATCAAACGAAAATCGAATGCTGTTTATTTGGGACTCTCTGGCAATGACGCCAGCAGAGAATGATATTGAGGGAGACTTCAATCCTCTTTCAAGTATGGCAGTTGTTCCTCGTATTTTGAGCAAGGGATTCAAGAAGATTACTGTCCCGATTGCTAACTCTCAGTCAACACTTCTAGTTCTAAACCAGTTGAAGACTAATATCACATCTAACATTGCAGAAGCAAGGTTGGAGCCTTATTTCACTCCCGGTGGCAAAGCTCCTATTTATGCTTACTCAATGCGTATCTGGCTCACTGCTCGTCGCGGAAAGTCAAGCTACATCTATGATGATAAGGGATTCCGAGTTGGAACAGAAGTAAAGGCAAAGATCAAGAAGTCTCGATTTGGCTCTGATGGTCGTGAATGCACTTTCAAGATTATCTGGGCTGGCGAAGACGTAAAGATTCAGGACGAAGAATCTTGGCTTGAAGCAATCAAGTCTTCTCCTCATCTTACAAATGCTGGTGCATGGTTTACGCTAAAGCACAAGGACGGGACCGAAGACAAGTTCCAGTCCAAGACTTGGCTCAGCAAGTTGGAAGACGAGAAGTTCAGAACCAGAGTTTTTGAACTTATGGAAGAAGAAGTTATTCTTCGATTTGAGAGGAAGGACGCTGACGCTAAAGAGTTCTACGACATCGACGGCGAAGAGTAGTAGAAAAAGTCCTTGACAGCCAGCCCTCAGCATGGTATATTTATCATGTTGAGGGTTTTTACTTTGGGGGTAATATGAAGCGCGTAATGGTTATTGACGCACTCAATATGTTTATTAGAAATTATATTGTAAATCCGATGATCTCTACTAACGGCAATCCTGTCGGTGGTGCAGTAGGATTTCTAAATTCGGTCAAGAAGCTTATGCGAGAGGCCAATCCAGACCAAGTTATTATTTGTTGGGATGGTGCAGGTGGCTCACAAAAGCGTCGTCAGACTGTTAAAGAATACAAGCAAGGTCGCAAGCCACTTCGCAAGAACTACAAAGTGGAGGGCATGTCTGAGCAATCTGAAAAAGAGAACATGGTCTGGCAACAGCGCATCCTCATGGAAATGCTGAACGAGATGCCTATTATCCAGCTTATGCTTGATCGGGTTGAAGCAGATGACATTATTTCAATGGTTGTCGGCAACACTCGTTACAAGGGATGGCAAAAGGTCATTGTATCTTCGGATAAGGACTTCTTGCAACTTCTGGACGAGGAGACTGTTCTTTATCGACCTATCCAGAAGAAAGCTTGGACCAAGAAGACTGTGATTGAAGAGTATGGTATCTCACCAGAGAACTTTGTTCTTGCTCGTGCTATTGCAGGTGATAAGTCTGATAACCTTGCCGGTATTCGCGGTGCAGGACTGGCAACTATCTCTAAGCGTCTGGATTTTCTTTTGGAAGACCAGATGCACACACTTGATGATATTTACAACTACTGCTCCGAAACTGATAGCAAGGTTAAGTTTTACGGCAATGTTGTAGAGAACTGGAATGTGGTCGAGACAAACTACAAAGTTATGAATCTTACTCCACCAAGCATCTCAGTCCAAGGTCGTCAAAAAATCAACTGGGCACTAGATAACTTTGAGTTCGAACTGAACGCAACAGAACTCAAGCGATGCTCGGTAAAACACGGATTTGGTTCCTACGATTGGTCCGAGTTTATGGCTATGCTTCGCGGGCAGATAGAAAAGAATAAAGAAACTGCTTGACTTAGGCCGCGTACTAGGCTATACTATAAAACCAATGGGGGGAATAATTGGTGGCAAATGAGACGCCAAGCTTTAGCAAATACGGAAAGGATTTTCAAGAATCTCTTTGTCAGATGATTCTTCAAGATCGTCCTTTCGCAGATCAGATCATGGAAGTTCTTGATATTAACTTTCTTGAGCTTCATTATCTGCGCGTATTTGTAAAGAAGATTTTTGATTATCGAGACAAGTATGAGGTTCACCCCACATACAAGACGATGATCTCTATTATCAGGGCAGACATTGAGGGTGAGAATGCTGCTACACAGCAGCAACTCCGAAACTACTTTGCTCGGATTCACAATACAAAAGTAAATGGTTCAGAATATGTAAAGTCGATTGCTTTGGATTTTTGCAGGAAACAGAAGCTTAAAGAAGCAATGATCAAATCTGTTTCTCTTCTGCAAAACTCTTCGTTCGATGAAATCGCAAAGATCATCAACGATGCAATCAAGTTGGGTGATGTTACTGATTTCGGATATGACTATCTCAAGGACTTTGAGAAGCGATTTGAAATCAAGGCAAGAAGCCCAATTACCACGGGTTGGCAAGAGATTGATCAAATCTGCCAAGGTGGTCTTGGTATAGGGGAGCTTGGAGTTATTATTGCGCCTACTGGTGCTGGCAAATCAATGGTGCTGGTACATCTAGGGGCGCAAGCACTCAAGTTGGGCAAGACCGTGGTTCATTACAGTCTGGAGCTTGCTGACGTTGTTGTCGGCAAAAGATATGACTCTTGTATTACCAAGATCCCTCTTTCTCAGCTTCACTCTTTCAAGGAAGAGATCTATGAGAAAGTTCAGGATATGGACGGGACTCTTATCGTCAAAGAGTATCCAACTAAGTCTGCATCAACCAGAACACTCAGGAATCATCTTGAAAAACTTCGTATGAGAGATGTCCACCCTGACATGGTTATTGTAGACTACGGCGATTTGTTGCGCCCTATTTCTAGTAAAAGTGAGAAAAGACACGAGTTAGAATCTATTTATGAAGAGATGCGGGGATTGGCCAAAGAGTTCAATTGCTGCATTTGGACAGCTTCACAAACTAACAGATCTGGTTTGAACGCCGAAGTCATTACAATGGAATCCATTGGAGAGGCTTTCAATAAGTGTTTCGTATCAGATTTCATTTTCTCACTTTCAAGGACAGTAGAAGACAAGCAAAATAATACAGGAAGATTTTTCGTTGCAAAGAACAGAAATGGTCCTGATGGTATCGTATTCCCTGTTTCTATGACGACGGCGAATGTTCAAATCGAGGTTCTGGATCCCGCTGGTGAAGACCAGTCCACAATCTCAGCAAAAGATCAAAGCGAAGTTTTGAAGCAAAAGTATAAAAAGTTTAGACAAACAAAGAAGAAAGATAATGGAGAACAATAATGGAAATCGCATCTGAAATCCTATCGGACATTACCGTCCACATGAAGTATGCAAAGTATCGAGAAGACTTGTACCGTCGTGAGACGTTCAGCGAAATTGTAGACAGAAACAAGGCAATGCACATCAAGAAGTTCCCTGTTTGGGAAGAACAGATTGAACACGCATATAGTTTCGTTTATGATAAGAAGGTCCTACCTTCTATGCGTTCAATGCAGTTCGGTGGAAAGCCTATTGAAGTTGCGCCTAACCGAGTGTTCAACTGTGCTTACATGCCTATTGATCATCCTCGTGCTTTCGCAGAGGCAATGTTCCTTCTTCTTGGCGGAACAGGTGTTGGATATTCAGTTCAGCGACATCACGTTGATAAGCTTCCAGAGATTAGTCGTCCAAACCCTAAGCGAACCCGTCGTTACCTTATTGGCGACTCTATCGAAGGCTGGGCAGATGCAGTAAAGGTACTTATTCTTTCTTACTTTAACGGTACCTCAAAGCTACGTTTTGACTTCTCCGACATCCGACCAAAGGGCGCACGACTCGTAACATCCGGTGGTAAAGCACCCGGCCCGCAGCCTCTCAAGGAGTGTTTGGTTAAGGTTGAGGGTATTCTTGACCGCAAGGAGAATGGAGACAAGCTAACTCCTATTGAAGTTCACGATATGGTTTGTCACATTGCCGATGCAGTCCTAGCAGGCGGCATCCGGCGTGCGGCTCTCATCTCCCTGTTCTCTGCCGATGATGATGAGATGATTTCTGCTAAGTCCGGTAATTGGTGGGAGACTGATCCTCAGCGTGGCCGTGCTAACAACTCTGTTGTCCTCATGCGTCACAAGGTCTCTAAGGAGTTCTTTATGGACCTTTGGGATCGCGTCAAGGCATCTGGTGCTGGAGAGCCCGGTTTCTACTTCACCTACGATAAGGACTGGGGAACTAACCCTTGTTGTGAGATTGCACTCCGACCTTATCAGTTCTGTAACTTGACCGAGGTCAATGTTTCTAATGTTGAGAGTCAGCAAGATCTTGAAGACCGTGTTCGCGCTGCTGCTTTCATTGGTACACTTCAAGCGAGTTACACTGATTTCCATTACCTTCGCCCTGTTTGGCGACGTAACACAGAGAAGGATGCTCTTATCGGAGTTTCTATGACCGGTATTGCGTCAGGTGCTGTTCTCAATCTTGATATGGAGGCTGCTGCCGAAGTTGTCAAGCAGGAGAATGCAAGAGTGGCAGCTATGTTGGGGATCATGCCCGCTGCACGCACAACTTGCGTTAAGCCAGCAGGTACTACTTCTCTAACACTTGGAACTTCCTCAGGTATTCATGCTTGGCACAATGACTACTACATTCGTCGTGTTCGAGTTGGAAAGAACGAGGCTATCTATGGCTACCTCTCTGAGTACCATCCAGAGTTGATCGAGGACGAGTTCTTCCGTCCACATGACACTGCTGTCATCTCTGCACCGCAGAAGGCCCCAGAAGGTGCCATCACACGCTCTGAGACGGCTCTAGAGATGCTTGAGCGAGTTAAGAGGGTCAGCATAGAGTGGATTCGGACAGGGCACCGTAAGGGCCAAAATACCCATAATGTGAGTGCTACTGTTACCATCCGAGAAGAAGAGTGGGCTCCAGTAGGCGAGTGGATGTGGGAAAACCGTGATCACTACAACGGACTTTCGGTTCTTCCTCATTCTGATCACAGCTATAAGCAAGCTCCATTCGAGGATTGTGACGAAGAGACTTACAATGATCTTATGAAGAGCCTAGCCGGTGTTGATTTGACAAATATCATTGAGACACAAGACAATACCGATCTGTCCGGGGAGTTGGCTTGCGCAGGCGGAGCTTGCGAAATTACCTGAGCAACACTTAGTTTCTTCCTTATGGCACTATAGGAAACTATATACTATAGGGAGGGAACAGGTATGAGTTTTATGGGTAAGTTTATCCAACACTACTTCGGATTTGTTTTTGGGGTTATTTTCGGTTCTGTGGTGGCTACGATTGTTACTTTTTATGCAGTCAAAATCACTTATGGTGATACTCCACAGGTCGAAGCCCTTGACATCCAAGAGTGTTTGATCGAAAAAATAGCAGAAACAAGCAGAAGTGCTTGACACATAACCGCTTCTGTGTTAAATTTATAACATAGAGGCGGCTATGAAGTTTAATCATTTGATAGAAAAGCATGATTTGCAAACAAGATGTGTTAAAAATAAAGAACACTATTTTGTTCCAACAAGTCAAGTAGAGGCTACATTTGATTATGTGGCCGTTACCTTTCGTTGTAAAAGGTGCAATAAGCTCTCTACGTCTTTTATGGCGAGAGAGGATTATGCGATACATCAAAAACTTATTGAGAAATTTGGAGAAATAGAATGAAGTTGAAGCCAGTAAATAAGTGGATTCAAGTTGAACTACCAGAAGTAGCAGAGCAGGAAGACACCGTATTCATCTTGCCAGAAGACTATGCTAAACCACAAGAACAACACAAGCTTGTCAAGGTCTTGTCATCCTGCGAAGAGTATTCGCCCGGAGACATGATTATTGTCCAGACACATCTTATTTCCGATGTTGAAGTAAAGGGCAAGACGTTCCATTTTGTTTTGAAGAATCACGTCATGGCTATTGTGGAAGACTGATGGAAAAGGTAGACCACCCAGACCATTATGGCGGTGACAACAACCCTTATGAAGCTATCAAAATTATTGAAGCATTAGGGCTTGACTTTCACTTGGGTAATGTGGTAAAATACATTTCTAGAGCAGGCAAGAAGCATGAGAATGTTCTAGAAGATATGAAAAAGGCAAAGTGGTATCTTGACCGCTGGCTTGAAATCAGGGGAGAATGAAATGGCTGAAGTATTATTGTGGAGTGCGTGGGCGGGCACCTTGGTTTCCGCCATTACATTTGGAACAGTCCTACGGCATTTGAGGAAGTAAATGACAAAATCAATCGAACTTTATGGCGACGGCATTGGCCGTGTGGATCTCGTGGAACATATGGGCAACGATCTTACTATCGTTAACAGTGCTCGCGTCAGTTTTGGAAAGCATAAGGAAGAACTAGATGCAAAAGATAAAAGACTTATCAACTATCTG